AAAAAGCAGCTAAACATTGGTTAATGATGAAGGAAATATCAAGAGAAGTAAGATGGGAATTGAAACAGTAAAAAGAAGAAGATGCAGAAGAACGAATTGCAGATTTGAGGTGATTATATGGCGATAAGCACTAATTCAGATACTGAAGCGTATACCTTGTGTTGGTTGGTAGTAAACAATGTACGGCATAGCAAAGGACTACCAATAAATAAATTTGCTAGGATGCTGACAAAAGAGAATAAACACTATGAGGAAGTAATTAGATTGCAAGAAGGTGATAACGTTTGACATTATCGGAATTAATAAGTTACAGATACATAATTTCGGAATTGGACAGGCTGAACAAACAGCTAAATGCTTTAGAACAAGACCGATGCGGAAGGAGTTCAGGCGGTGAGCATGTAAGTTGCGGAGTGGGTGATAGTACTGCTTCAACGGCTGCTAAGATAGTTGATTTGCAAAGTAGGATAGATAAGCTATTAGAACGCAAAAAGGTAGTAGAAAGCTATATACAGGGCATAGAAAGAGCAGATATAAAATATATTCTAACGGCAAGATTTATTGATGGCATGACCTATCCTGATATATCAAGAGAGTTAAAAAAGCATAAGCTACATATTACAGCAAGAGCGGCAAGGGAAAGAGCGAGAAGATATATAGAAAAAGAATAAAACGTGTCAAATGGGTTGACATTTGACTTTTAATATGTTATTATGATAACATGAGTTATAAAAGTAGACGATAGAAGTAAATATATATAAACCCAATAAAGCGAGCAGTCATATTAATTTATGGCTGCTTTTTTGATGCAGAAAAGGAGGGAATGAATTTGGAACAGATTGGTTTTACCGAGTATGGTAATGTTAAACACTGGCAAGGATTATCAACTGATATAAAGCCTACAACCGATTTGGGGGCAGGTTCAACATTTTGGGAACTAGACACAGAGAAAGGATTTGTATTTAGTAAGCTGCACACGAATCCAGTTACTTCTAATGGTTGGTGGGAGGTATAGGAATGCAGAATTTAGTTGAATTTATGGTACGTAAGCTATGGAAAATACATAAGCAAAAGCAAGAACTTATAGAAAAGATTATAGTAGGTTATAGTACTACGGCAGATACAACATTTCAGGCAGGTACAACTTATTATAAAAACACTGGTACTTTAATATCGCCTGAATATACTGCTTTGGTTTCTGGAACTGATTACACAGATGAAGATAACATATCAGAGTTCGGTGAAACAGTGTATATATATTCCGATGCAGGGGTATCGGCTATAACGAGAACAGCAGAACCAAATGGAAATGATTATTCATTTGACAGACTTGGTATTAAATGTGCCTGTGCGGTTGGTACAGGGGCGTCAAGCTTAAATGTTATAGCATATAGCGATACAACAAGCCTTGTTACAACATTTTTAAGCAGTGCAATAAACACAGGAGCAAGATATAGTTATGCTGAATTATTTCAAAAAGATGGATTTTGGAGTGGTAAATCAAGCGGATCGGTAACAGATGCAAGTTATGTTGCACCATTAGGATACGCTGTTAGCTACAACGATGTATACAACAGTGCAATAGCTGATTATCCAAAAACAAATAAGTTAGTTATATCTTCTACAACAGCAGTTGTAATTCCATCTACAACAGAAGTCTATGTATATGGGGTGAGAGCATGAGCGAATTAATTATAAATACACAAGATGAAAACGGCGAGCCTATCGAAAGAGAAATGACAGCGGAAGAAACTGAACAGTTTTTAGCAGGACAAAAAGAATAGTTGAAAGGGGGCAAGCCTTATGGCAAAAGGGAAATATCAAGAATGGCTCACACCTGACGGCTTGCTTAAGTTACAAGCGTGGGCGAGAGATGGGCTGACAGACGAACAGATAGCACATAACATGGGCATACACGTTGCAACGTTGTACGAATATAAAAACAAATACAGCGAGATAAACGAGGCTTTAAAAAAAGGTAAAGAAGTAGTTGACATCGAGGTTGAGAACGCTTTATTTAAAAAGGCGATAGGATATAAATATGACGAAACAACAAAAGAACTGACACAAGATGGCTTAATTGTTACAAAGGTAGTCACAAAAGAAGTGCAGCCTGATACAACGGCTCAAATATTCTGGCTTAAGAACAGAAAGCCTGCTGAATGGAGAGATAAGACCGAACTCAAATCAGATGTGACACTTTCAATTGAACAGTTCCTAGACGCTGCTGATAAAGACATTAATTATTAAAGAAGGTGTCTAAATGGCAGTAGATATATTCAACTCAAAAGAATACATTGAAACATTCTTGAAAATAAAGACTAAAGATAATGAAATTGAGTCTTTTAAGCTGAACGAGCCACAACAGAAATTATACAATATAATTAAACATGAGGCTGAACAGAACAAGCCTATCAGAATAATAATACTTAAAGCTCGGCAGATGGGATTTTCAACACTGACTGAGGCGGTTATATTTCACCGTACAGTAAATAAAAAGAATGTTAGCAGTTTGATTATCGCTCATAAGGACGATGCAACAGCCAATCTATTTAAAATGAGCAAACTGTATTATGATAAACTTCCTTCGCTGTTAAAGCCTATGAGGCAAGCGAGCAACGCATATGAATTAGTGTTTGCTAATCCGACAAGAAACCCTGCTGAGAAAGAAAACAATCCGGGTTTATTATCAACTATCAAATGTGCAACCGCTGGAGGCTCTGGTGTTGGACGTTCTGATACATATACTAATGTTCATGCTTCTGAGATTGCCTTTTGGGGCGATAATACTAAAGAAACATTAAACGGTTTATTGCAGGCAGTACCTTCAAAGCCGGGGACGCTTGTAATATATGAAAGTACAGCGAATGGATTTAATTATTTTAAAGAGGTATGGGATAAGGCAGTAAACAAAGAGAACGATTTTATTCCCGTCTTTTTTGCATGGTTTGAACTAGACGAATACCAGATGCCGTATGATGGCTTTGAGTTAACGCAAGAAGAAAAGGAACTGCAACAGCGGTTTAACTTATCGTTGGAACAATTGTCTTGGCGCAGATGGAGCATAAACAATAATTGCGGCGGTGATATAGAACTATTCAAACAAGAATATCCTGCAACACCAGATGATGCATTTATAGCTACAGGTGCTTGTATTTTTGATAAACAGATAATTACAAATAGAAAGTTTGAACTAAGGAATACAACGCCACTGAAACAGGGAGAATTTGAGTTTAAAAATGATAAGATACATATATCTGATATATGCTTTATAGAGAAAGAAAAAGGCTTTGTTAAGATATATGAAGATGTTAAAAAAGATTATCCATATGTCATAGGTTGTGATACCGCAGGAGAAGGCTCAGACTACTTCACGGCTCATGTTATTAATAATATCACAGGTAAACAGGTTGCGGTATTTTGGGGTAAACTTGGTGACGATGAATTCGCAAAGCAAATGTATTGCCTTGGAATGTACTATAATTATGCATTAATCGGAATTGAATCAAATTTCACAACTCACCCTATACGTGAATTGGAACGACTGGAATACACAAAACAATATGTCAGAGAAAAAGCCGATGATTATATGCACGGATTAAATAAATCGTTTGGATATAGAACAACAAAATTAACACGTCCATTAATGATAGGCGATTTAGTTAAGATAGTCAGAGAAGATATACAGTTAATCAATGATGTCAAGACACTTCAAGAAATGCTTTCGTTCATCAAGAATGATAAAGGCAGACCAGAAGCCGAAGTCGGACAGCACGACGATTTAGTTATGGGACTAGCTATTGCGTATCAGCTATACTTTAGTAGTCAGCAGACACACGAATTACCTAGTAAGAAGCGTAAAAAAGCTAAGTGGGAGAAGGATATGTATGAGGATTATTACAGGGCGAGCACGGAGCAGAAAGAGTTGTTAATTAAGAAGTGGGGCAATCCATTTTAAAGGAGTGAGAATATATGTTGCACGGAACAGAAAGCAAGTATGTTGTTGGAAAATATGGCATAAATCTTGAGATAACTTATGAAGATGAGCAAGGATATAAACTTGTAGAAAGCACAGGTATCATGCCAAAAGAAACGTTCATTGAAGCTTATAACAAGTATATCTTGGGTAAGGAGTGAGAATATGTACAAAACTACCACAACGGAAACAACAGAAAAGTTTGACAAAGATGGAAACATTACTGAACGGATAACGACAGAGACAACCGTATTTAAAGATAATTCAAATAGAAACAAATCACCTTTTGCTCATACGCCATGTTGTAGCGATAACAGCAGTGGATTATCTACTGAATATGGAGAATATTTAAAGCGTACGGTAAATTATTAGTCTTTTACAGGCCTAGGGCGTGAGTATTTACTCCGTCCTTTTTAATGTCCTTGTAGCTCAGCGGTAGAGCGTTTAAGTCACAGGTTCAATTCCTGTCAAGGGCTTGGAGGTGTAAGAATGTTCGATAAAATAAAGAAGAAGGTGAGAAGGTTGCAGAATGACATGAAAGGCTGTCCTATACATAAGTGGCAAGATAAATTCATTGATAATAAAACAGAATACGAAACAGAATTAGCCGCTATGGATGCCAGAGATAAAATGTATAACGGTACTGACAAGATAGTCAAGAAAGATGGTACATATGCAGCAGACAGCAAATACACAAGAAATATTGTAGCTGAGATAATCGAGGCAGAAGTTGATAGCTCTATTCCTGCCCCGAAAGTTAGTGCAAAACGTGAATCTGACGAGGACAGAGCACAGACAATAGAAAACTTCTTGCGCAATGAAACAGATTATTTGCCGTTCGAGGAACTAAACGACTTGGACGAGCGTACAACACCTGTGCAAGGCGGTAATTATTATTTAGTTGAATGG